AATAAATAGGCATTAATTTCTTATTTATTCACAGGGGGCTAGTAGTAATACTGCTATCCTCCCTTTTTATTAGGAGATGACATGGCAACTGAAGTAGACATTTGCAACCTTGCCTTGGCACACTTAGGCGATGATGCAACAATAGCTTCGCTTAATCCACCAGAAGGATCTGCACAAGCAGAAAAAGCTGCACGTTTTTATCCAATAGCAAGAGATACCATGTTAGAAATGCACACATGGAATTTTGCATCTAAACGTGGAAATCTTGCATTATCTACTAATACACTTGATCAATGGGAATATGCATATGTAGCACCTGCGGACATGATGTCTCCTGTCGCAATAATATCTCCTTCAGCCCAAAACGATTACGCTACAAGAATGTCTGCTGGCGATACACCCGGTGGAATTACATCTAACTATGCACCAACAATTGTAGCTGGCCAATATTCACCACAACAATTTGCAGTAGAGGGATCATTTATTTATACAAACCAAGAAAATGCGATGTTAAGATATCAGGCTAAAATTACTGACCCATCAGAATTCAGTTCGTTATTTGTTATTACGTTAGCTTGGCACTTAGCATCAATGCTTGCAGGTCCAATAATAAAAGGTGACCAAGGTATGGCAGAAGCCAAACGGTGCACACAAATGATGACAGGATATTTAACAACTGCAAAACAACAAGATAATTTACACAGAGATATAACTGTTGAACATATAGTTCCTTGGACATCTGGGAGGTAATTAATGCCTGTAACACGCACGTTTTCTAGAGCATTCGGTGGAGGTGAAATATCACCAGAAATGTTTGGCCGTATTGATGATAAAAAATACCAAACTGGTGCTGCAACAATGCGTAATTTTATTGCAAAACCACAAGGACCTGCTGAAAATAGACCGGGTTTTGCATATGTAGCAGAAGTAAAAAATAGTGCACAAACAGTAAGATTATTATCTTTTACTTTTTCTACAACACAAACTATGGTTATAGAATTTGGTGATGAATATTTTAGGTTTCATACACAAGGTCAACCTTTATTATATGTTGATGGATCTGCGTGGAATGGTGGTACTAATTATGCTATTGGCGATATAGCTAAACGAAGTGGCGTTAATTATTACGCTAAAACAGCACATTCAAATAGTCAGCCACCAAACGCAACTAATTGGTATCCATTGCCAACAAGTCCTAATATTTATGAAGTACCTCATCCATATCAACAAGCAGAATTGTTTGATGTGCATTATGTACAATCTGCTGATGTTATGACGTTAGTTCATCCTAATCATGCACCTAGAGAATTAAGAAGATTAAGTGCAACTAAATGGGAACTAAAAACAATTAACTTTGCAAGTCCATTAGCATCACCAACAGGAGTTAGTGTTGCTGCATACATACCATCATCTAGTAGCACAAACAGTGATACTTACGAAGCACATGAATATGTAGTCACAGCAGTAGCAAATAATTTAACTGATGAAAGTTCTCAATCTAATTCTGGGTCTGTACAAAATAATATTTATGTAACAGGAGCTAAAAATACAATTACATGGAATGCTGTTAGTGGAGCATCAAAATACAGAGTATATAAAGAACAAGCTGGACTATATGGATTTATTGGTGAGGTATCAGGAACAACAATTGTAGATGCAAACATAGGTCCTGATTTTTCTAGAACTCCACCTATATATGAAAACGAATTTCAAACAACAAATAATTTTCCGGGAGCAGTTTCTTATTTTGAACAGCGTAGAGTGTTTGCTGGCACTAATAATGAACCGCAAAGCATATTAATGACTAAATCTGGCACTGAAAGTAATATGTCTTTTGGCCGTCCTATTAGAGATGATGACCGTATTAAATTTAAAGTTGCTGCTCGTGAAGCAAATACAATACGACACATAGTTCCATTAACACAATTACTATTGCTTACTGGGTCAGCAGAATGGCGAGTATCATCTATTAACAGTGACGCTATAACACCTACATCTATATCAGTAAAACCACAATCTTATGTTGGTGCAAATAATGCACAACCTGTAATTGTAAATAACAGCATGGTATATGCTGCTGCTCGTGGTGGGCATATAAGAGAACTAGGTTATAACTGGCAAGCTAACGGATTTATAACAGGTGATTTATCTCTCCGTGCTCCACATTTGTTTGACAATTTAACAATAACAGATATGGCATTAGCTAAAGCTCCCATACCTATTGTTTGGTTTATAAGTAGTAATGGTAAATTATTAGGTTTTACATACGTTCCAGAACAAACTATTGGTGCATGGCATCAACACGATACTGATGGCACATTTGAAAGTGTTGCAACTGTATCCGAAGGAAATGATGATGTATTGTATTGCGTTGTAAAAAGAACTATTAATGGTGCAACTAAAAAATATGTAGAAAGATTAGGTACAAGATTGTTTGATAATGCACGAGATTGTTTTTTTGTTGATTGTGGTGCAACATACAATGGCACAAATACAGATACAAACCGCACAGTAACTATATCTGGCGGTACAAATTATACAAGAGGAGAAAGCGTTACGATAACAGCAAATTACAATTTATTTAATGCACCTCCAAGCCTTGATGATGTTGGCGATGCAATTGTTTTATTGAGCGGTTCTAATTATTATCGTTGCAATATTACTGCTACATCAAGTGCAACAGTTGCAACAGTAAAGTTAGATGTAGATTTACCTGCAAGTTTACGCAATACAGGAATTACGACATACGAAGTAGCACGCAATGTTATTTCTGGTTTAAACCATTTAGAAGGCAAAACAGTAAGTATATTGGCAGATGCTGCGGTACATCCACAAAGAGTAGTGTCTAGCGGTTCTATTACATTAGACCGTGCATCTAGCGTTGTTCATGTAGGTCTAGAATATAAAAGTGATTTGCAAACATTACCGTTAGCTTTACAGGTAGAAGCTTTTGGACAAGGCCGTGTTAAAAATTTAAATCATGTATGGCTAAGAGTTTTAGAATCATCTGGTATTTTTGCAGGTCCTAGTGCAGATAAACTTATAGAAGCAAAACAACGTACAACAGAACCATATGGAGCACCACCAAGATTAAAAACAGAAGATATAAAAATTATGTTAACGCCTACATGGCAAGATACTGGACAATTATTTGTACGCCAAACTGATCCATTACCATTAACAGTTGTAGGTCTTACTTTAGAAGTAGCTATTGGTGGATAGTGTGACCGTAAACAGATAAAGTGTATGTATATTATAAAAATAAAGAGGTGTTGAACTTATGACATCATGGTCGGCAATGAATAAATTCCAGAAGTTTGGAGTAGTAAGCGAAGGTTTTGGATTAGTAGGTGGATTAGTAGGAAATTTTTTTGCTGCAAGTGAAAAAAAATATAAATTACGAAGTCAAGCATTAGAATTTGAACACCGTCAAACAATGGCAAAGTTAAATGCTAAATCTTTAGATAGGCAATCTCAACACGTTAAGAGACAATACGACAAACAAATGATGATTAAAAGTATGCAATATGGTCAAGCATTTGGAAAAGACACGGCAAGTTTTGCTGCAAGAGGTGGTGCTATAGGTTATGGAAGTACAAGAGATGTGCAAGTTAGTAAAGCAGTAATGAAAGAAATAGACTTATTAACTATGAATGTAAATAAAGTAAAAGCAGCAGGTAATGTGCGTATGCAAGGTGTAGATCAATCTATTAATGCTGAATTGTATGGAGTTAGTGCAGGTAATATGTTTGCCAGTGCAAATATGGTTAGTCCGTGGATGAATATGAGTAGCACGTTAATGACAGGTGCAGGTTCTTTAGCAAGTAAATTTGCATAACTATGGCAATAGTACCAACAGAACAATTACAAACTAATGCACCACCAACTATTAGTGGTGGTAGTGTAACAGCAATGAAAGGTGGTGTTGCTGATGACATAACAACTATGAGTGCTGCCCAACGTAAAATGGGTAATGATGTTTTTCAAATAGGAGAACAAATACAAAGAGAAAGAGATGATGCTGTTGTAAATGAAAAGTTTACAGATTTTTCGTCTTTTGCTAATGAAAAGTCAACACAATACCAACAATTAGAAGGATTAGACGCAGTAAGAAAAACAGGTGATGACACAGACGGTAGTGGTATAACAACTACATATGACAATTACACTTCAGAGATAAATGCATACGGCAATTCTATATTAGATAGTTTAGAAAACGAAGATCAAAAAACTTTATTTAAAGCAAAATTTCAAGCACAAATGGGTATAGTTACAAACAACATGACTACCCATTCTATAACTCAATTAGCTAAATATAATAAAAGTGAAAGAGTTAAAGGCATAGATAATCTTGTTGAAACTACAGCTTTAAGTTATAAAGATTTTTTAGACAATAGTGGATCTTTTGTTATTGGTGAAACTTCGTTAGAAGTAAAATTTGAAGAACATAGAATAAAAAGTGGGTGGGGTGTAAACAGTAGTCAGTACCATGATTTTAGAAATGAGAAACTTGCTCTTTTAAATGAACACGTTTTAGAAGCTATGCAAGCTGATAAAAAATATAAAGAAGCAATGATTTATATAAGCCGTGCTAGAGAAAAAAATCAGATGAATAACAAGCAATACAATGAATACAAGAAAACTATAGAAGAAGGTTACATTGCACAGACAGGAAAAGAAATTGCTATTGATTTATTTAACTTAGATGAAAACTCTAATAGTGGAGAAGATAAATCTAGTTTGAATTCAATTATGGTACTAAGTAGTACTCGTACATTAGATGACGGCAACGGATATGCAGTAGCTGGTGGTTTTAGTGCTGGTGACGGAATTGATGTTGTTAATGCAGAAGAAGGAGATTTAAGAGAAAATTATCTGACACTTAAAGATCAATCTAAATTTTTTAAAGAAGGTAGCACAGTTTCATTACCTCCAGAACATAACACTATGTATCTGTTTGTAATGTCAAAGATTGGTGTTGACGATGCGGATAGTGTATTTACAAAAGCAAAATCTTTAGCCGGTGGTAAAGATGCAACAAATGAAGATATTATTGCAAATGTAATTAAGTTAACCAATGAAAAAGTTGCTGCTAAATTTGGGGCAGCAGAAAGCAATAATTACACACAATTAATCGCCAATGATCTGGTTACATTACAAGGGCAAATAGATTACACATGGAAAGATAATGATGAAGAAACAGCACAGGGTGAAGTTAGGTTTGATGATTACGGTATCCCTTTAAAAACTGATTTATATAAAATTGCAGAAGCAAACATAAAAGACAAAGATTTACTCAAAAAGGTAAAAGAAAATATAGATGCAATGCATACTGAAAAAACAGAAAATGCAGAGGAAGATTACAATGCTAAAAAAGAAGCATTATTTGAAAAAGCATTTTCTAAACCTAATGGCCATTTAGAAATAAATGAAAAAGACAAAGCATTTTTAAATAAAGAAGATAAAAAAAATTTAGAAAGTGGTTTTGCAGAAAAAGATGATTATGACTTGTTAATAGAACTTATAGATAACCCAAGTCTTTTATTTATAGGTGATGCAAAAAATCCCGGTTTTGAACAATACAGACATAGGTTAACTGATAAAACTTTTACAATGATGTATGGACAAATAAAACAAGGTAAATTAGGCGGTAGTGGTAGTAATAGTGGTAGTGGATCTACTTCCGTAGATATGGACGTATATAAAGAAAAATTGCAAGAATATGGATATACAAAAATATTTAAGCAAAACAGTGAAGCAGCAAAACTGGATTACATACAAATAGCAAATGCATGGAAAGACCAAGTAGAAGACGCTAAGAAAAATGGAGTTAAATTAGACAGGCAAAAAAAGGAAGCAATTTTAGAAAGTATATTGGCAAATAAAGTGCAATTAAGCGGTGGTATATCTCTTGGTACAGGATATGGCAAGGAGTATGTTGTAGCTGCTGTTGACCCTGATCAACTAAGTAGAACATATAGTTTAGTTATAAATCCAAAAGATGGATTAAAGACAAAAGTATTTCACAATAAAATACCAAAAGAAGTTCGTGATTATATGTTGGAAGGTTATGAAAGAAATGGTATTAGATTAAGCTATCAAGAAATGGCAGAGAGATGGGTACAACTAGGTATGCCAAGGTCAAAAATAGATGCGGAGCACGCATATAACCAATCTATAGGACTTTATGGAAAGGTAGATAAATTATGACAAATTCATTTAACGCATTTGATGAGATTCTTCAAAACGAAAGAAATATAGTTGGTAATGTTCCAAAATCAAACAATGATTTTAATGCGTTTGATCAATTATTAAAAGACGAAGAAGAAGAAAGAAGAAATATGATACGAGCCAATATGCGTCTTGTGATGGAAAAAGATCCTGACAAGGTTGGTAAGGCACAACAAATGGCATTAGATTTAGAACTACCAGAAGGCGTTGCATTAGATAGTGATACTGCAATTAATGCATTAATAAAAAAACAACAAATAAAACGTGCTAGAGCCTACGAAAGATCATTATATGATCCTGTTTTAAGAAGACAATTAACAGATAAAAACTTTGCTGCAATTGCACATGACAATGTAGAAAATTTAAACGCAATATCATATGTATTTAGTGGCATAAAAAATTTACCAGAAAACGTATCGCAAGGTTTTGAAAAAGGTAGGTTACAAACAAGAATAGGAAAAATTGGTAATTTAAAAAAATCAGGCAAAGGCAATGAAGCATTAGATTTAGAACTGGCAAAATTAAACGAAAGAGTTGAGCAGTTACAAAGCGATGGATCTGGGTTTTGGGAAGAAGCTTCTACAGTAGTTGGACAGATGTCTAAGACAGTAAAGACAGGATTAGAAGGTGGTTCTGCTGGTGCTGCAATAGGATTTGGATTAGGTTCAGTTACAGGACCGGGTTCTATATTTACTGCTAAAGGTGGGTTTGTTGTTGGCTTTATGACAACAATGGCTTTAGAAAGTTACAGGATAGAAGCAGGTCATTCGTATTTAGAAATGATTGAAGAAGGTATAGATGAAGAAACATCGAAACATATATCTACAGGTGTTGGTTTAGTAAATGCAGCACTAGAATTTGGTGGTGCAGGTGTAGTATTTAAACCTTTAATAAAAAAATATTTAGCAAAAGAAGTAACAAAAAAATTAGTAAAAGAATTAGCAAAACCAACAATGCGTAAAGCATTTATAGATTTTAGTAAAAACGCAGTAATAGGTAGCACAGTAGAATCATTAACTGAAGTAGGACAAGAATTTAGTAATGTTATAGGTCGTGATTTAGCCGTGCAACTAGGAGACTATCCTGATTTAGAAGTTAAAATGAATACAAGAGAAGGCCGTGATGAAATATCTGACAGATTGGTTACGACATTTGTTAAAAGTATGCAAGCCATGTCAATACTAGGATTAGTACCTGCTGGTGGTAATTTTGTAATAGATGCACAAAGAGCAAAACAAGCAAATAAAGATACTGCTTTTTTAGAAAAAGTTTATGGAATGTCTGTAGAAGACAAAACTAGAAAAAGAAATCCAAAACAATACAGATCACTTATTAATAATCTTGCTGTTGAAAATGGTGTAGAAAATTTGTATATAGAAGCTGATGTATTAAATCAAGCATTAAAAGACGTTGGCATAACTTTAGAAGATTTAGAAGTGGCTTCTCCTGAGATTGCACGAAAACTACAAGAAATAAATGAAGGTGGAGGTGTAGGTACTGTTGAGATGCAAACTGGTGAATATTTTTCTCAACTAGTTGGAACACAAGTTGGCGATGTAATAAAACCTCATGTACGCAAAACTGAAAAAGGTATGAGCACAGTTGAGTATGCACAGTTTTTAAAAGATCGACCTGCGTTAGAGCAAGAAATGATGGATGCAATAACAGTAGATAGTCAAGCTGTACAAGACTTTGACCTTGATGCTGCTGATGTTAAAAAAACTATTGCTAACCAATTAAGAAATGCTGGTTTAAAATATACAAAAAATAATATTTCTGATTTATCTACATTTGCTCGTGATTTTATTGTTACTCAAGCAAAAGAACTAGGTATGTCACCTAGTGAATTTTTTAGTCAGTTTTATTACAACATTAAAAATGAACAACAAGTTAATAGAAATGTAGAAGCTTCTACTTTAAACCAATTGTTTACGCCTGATGGCCAAATAAAAACTGATAGTCAAACCTTTACTGAATTTTTTAAAAATTCTAAATTAATTGAAAAAGATGGTACACCACAAATAATCTATCATGGTACTTCTGATAGTTTAAAAGGTTTTGATCCTAACAACCCTACAAAAAAAGATGATGGTTGGGCAGGTTCTGGAGTATATGCAGTTAGAGGAAAAGATGCACAAAATTTTGCAGACACATATGAACAAAAAAATAAAGGTGTAAACGCAACAACTAGTTTGCCTTTGTATGCAAAACTAGAAAATCCTTACATTGCAACAGCAGCAGAAAAAAATCAAATAAGAGAAGGAGGTAAAGCAGCGTCTGAAGCTTTTAGAAATAAATTAATAGAAGATGGCCATGACGGTATTATTATGCCGTTAGATAATAATAATCAAGAAATAATTATTTTTGATTCTAATAATGTAAAAACTACAGCTAGAAGTGGCACTTGGGAAAAAGAAATACAAGAATTATTAGATGACACAGATGCAGACGAAGGAAATGATGTAAGACAAGAACTTGCTAAAGCAAAACAAGAACTTGAAAAACATCAACAAAATATGCCGCCAGAAGTACCAGAAGGTGAAAGATACGTTGCAGGGTCAGAAACAGAAGTTACTTCATCTGATCCATTAGCAGTTAACAGAAATATGACAAGAAAAAAAATGTCACCAGCTTATGCAAAACGTAGGCAATGGGAAGTAACAAATACAAATTTACTAAATAAAATTAAAGAGTTAGAAAGTGAAGGTGAAACATTTTCACAAAAAGCAAAACCACAAAAACAAGGTAAACCTGTACCTGATAATGTTAGACAAACAAATAAATTAGAAAATAGTTTCGATTTTGCTAAGAGTAAACCATTTCCTACTAACAGACAATTTAAAATTGAGTTGCAAGAAAGAGTAAAACAAGCTGCAAAAGAAGCAGGTATTGATGTCAATGATGCGTCAATAGAAACAGAAAAATATTTAGTAGAAAATGTTATTGCTGATGCTAGATTTGCATTAATAGAAAATAGTAATGCTGTTGGTTGGTATAACGAGAAAGTAACTAAAGCAAAAAGAATTTTAGCTCTTATACATCCAGAACTGGCAACAGATCCAGTAGCTAATTTTGCCTTTACTTGGGCGTTAGCTAACACTTCTAACATGATTAAAGTTGATAAAAACTTTGAGTTAGCAGAAAAAGCATATAGGCATTACAAAAAGACAGGCAAGTTTCCTACAAATATAGGTATAGGAAAAGCAAGTGATTCTATTAATAATAATTTTAAATTATTTAATAGATTGATTAGAGAAAAA